AATATTTATACGTAAACATACACTATGCCAGCCGGTAAATATTCGTTACTAATTGAACAAGGAGCTACGCTCAATCTTGAACTAGCATATAAAGACTCAGCAAATGCCGCAGTAGATCTTACATCATACAGCGGCAAAATGCAAATCAAATCCGATTATGCAGACAATACACCAACAACATATCTTACATTAAGCAGTTCATTGCAACCAGATGGCACCGGAAATACAATCGCTTTGACAAACAATGATGATATATTTGTAGGTGGCGGTTTTACCGCATATGAAGATGGCAACTCAAATCCCATTCAATTTTCACGCTGCTTAGCTAAAATGTATAATAAAAGCAGATACTATTTAGACACATGGGATTATCATTCAACCATTAAAAACGGTATATTAAGCAAACAACCAGTAGAAATACGATTGTATAATTAAATAATATTTATATATTCAAGTAATAAACTAAGCAATTTAAAAATTTCCGAATTATTTTATACAAATTGAAACCATAATTTATGTTTTGATTTTATAAAATATATTTATACGTAGAAATCAAAAATTTAAATTAATATATAAAATGGCAGAAAAAATAGTATCTCCTGGTGTATTTACGAAAGAAAACGACCTATCATTCTTACAACAAGGTGTTGCCGCAATCGGTACTGCGTTTGTTGGACCATTCAAAGAAGGACCACTCGTCCCAACAGTAATAAATACTCAAAGTGAATTTGAACAATTATATGGTACAGTAGATGACACATACTATACACCATTATCAGTAACATCATATTTAAGAGAAGCTGGACAAGCAGTTGTAGCTAGAGTTACTGGATTTGGAGGATATATACAATATTCACCAATAGCAATAGAAGATGGTAATAATAATGTATTGGGTATCATTTTTAGCACAACCGCTTCGGGTGATACACCTGATGTTGCCAATATTACTGGTAATAGTGATGGTACATTTGATGCAGATGTTGATGGCGAAACTTTAACTAATATTTCAGTATATAGTTCAGTAGCTACTAATATAGGTTCAGTATTTGGTTCAAATGCACAGGGTGGTAAGGGTTCATATGCATATGCATATTTTCCTGTAAAAGCACAGGCTGTTTCTGCATCAGGTTTGAATCCAGCCGACCTTAGCTTTGATGACCAATATTTTTCAGAAATAGCAACTGAAGCAAAAACACCATATATCGTTTCACAAGATATTTCAGGTGAAAGATACAAACTATTCCGTTTTGAAACAATAAGCGGAGGAACCGTAGCAAATAGCAAAATTAAAGTTGCTATTACAAATATTAAAGCAGCTGGTAGTGTTCCAGGAACAAAATATTCTTCGTTCACAGTAGTAGTAAGGCAATTGGGTGATACAAATAGAAGAAAAACAGCAATTGAATCATATTCAAATGTAACACTTGACCCTAACTCAGTTAATTATATTAATAGAGTAATTGGTGATAGAAAAATAAGTTTTAATGAAGCAGGAAAAGTAACTGAAACGGGTGATTGGGTAAATCGTTCTAGATTTATTAGAATGGTGAATTCTCAGGATGATTCAGTATTAGCACCAGAAAATATACCAACCGATTGTGCACCATTTGGACACGATGCGTATTATTCAATAATTGCAGGAACTAATTGTGATTTAATACCAGCTGTAACATTCGTAACTTCATCGGCAACAACTTATGGTGGTATGGATTTGGATAGTAATAGTGATAACTTAAATTACTTAAAACCAATACCAACAGATGATGCAGGAATATATTATACAGGTTCTAATGTTGTATTTGGATTGGATATAGCAAACGGTGGTAATTTAACTCTTACAGGTACAACCGCATCCGAAGTAGCTAAAAGAAACTTCTTAGTGGGATTTCAGGGTGGGTTTGATGGACAATCTCCTTGTATTAAAAATCTTAAAGGAACGGATGAAATTCAAACAAATACGCAAGGATTTAATTGTTCTACGATAACGGCATCAGGTTCAATAGCATATCTAAAACAATTTGCAGCACTTTCAAACGCTGAAGAATACGATATTCAATTAATGGTAACTCCAGGTTTAAATCAAACAAACCACGGAGATTTGATTGATAAAGGATTGGATATGATACAAAATAGAGCAGATGCTTTTTATATAATAGACCCTACAACTGTTAATGGTACATCTGATCAAGCAATTGAAAATGGTAAAGCTTATGATTCTAATTACGCAGCAATGTACTATCCTTGGGTTAAAACGCTTGACCCAATAACTGGTAAATTAATATCAGTTCCAGCTTCTACATTACTTCCGGCGGTTTACGCAGCTAACGATAGAAGTGCCGCTGAGTGGTTTGCACCAGCAGGACTTAATAGAGGTGGCTTGAGTAGTGCAGTTGGAGTTATATACAAACTGAATCAGGCCGACAGAGATAATTTATATGAAGCTAAAATAAATCCAATCGTTTTATTCGCCAATCAGGGGGTTGTAGCATTCGGACAGAAAACACTACAAGCTAAACCATCAGCATTGGATAGGATTAATGTAAGAAGATTATTGTTGACTATCAGAAAATATGTAGCCTCAACTTCTAGATATTTAGTGTTTGAACAAAATACATCAACAACTCGTAATAAATTTATTAATATAGTAAATCCTTATTTGGAAACTATACAACAAAGACAAGGACTATACGCTTTCAAAGTAATAATGGATGAATCAAACAATACACCAGATATGATTGATAGGAATTTCCTTAAAGGTTCAATCTATCTTCAACCGACTAGAACGGCTGAATTTATTCAAATTGATTTCAATATTTTACCAACTGGAGCAACTTTTGGAGGATAAAAACAAAATTATAAAATAATATAAAACAATGGCAGAAAAAATAGTATCACCCGGCGTATTCACTAGAGAAAACGACTTATCATTCCTATCACAAGGAGCATCTAGTATAGGTATGGCATTCATTGGACCTTTTAAAGAAGGACCACTTGTTCCAACAGTAGTAAATACTCAAGTTGAATTTGAGCAACTATATGGTACAGTAGATGACACGTATTACACACCAATTGCTGTTAGCAAATATTTAAAAGAAGCTGGACAAGCAGTAATAGCTAGAGTAGCTTATTATGGTGGGTATACCGAAAAATCCCCAATAATGATAACAGGAACATCGGGAAGTGTAAGTGGCGCATTTGCAATATTATACAATACTGATACCGAAACGACTTCAGCATTTGATTCGACTTTATTTACATTTACAAATAAAGGAACGGGTTCATTTGTATTATCAGGATCATCATTTCCGAACCCACTTACAGGTTCCCTTAATAAATCTCTATCAAACAATGTAGCATCATTATTAGGTACAGATCCATTAGGACCAAAAGAAGCCTATACATACGCTTATTTCGGAAACAATGCGTATAGTAAGTTTGGAGCAATTGGATTTACGGGTGTTGCAACTACTAAAGTAGATTTACCAAATCAAATATTTCCAGATGCCGCACAAGAAGCACAAACGCCTTATGTACAATCTCAAACTATTTCTGGTAAAAAATATAACGTATTTAAGTTTGAAACAATAGGTGGAGGTAACTCTGCAAATACTAAAATTAAAATAGGAATTACAAGTATTAAGGCTGCCGGAACAGCAATTGGCACCGATTATTCAACTTTTACTGTAGTTGTAAGATCATTTAGTGATACAAATAGAAGAAAGCAAGCAGTTGAATCATATTCAAATGTAACACTTGACCCTAATTCAGCAAATTACATTTATAGAGTAATTGGTGATAGAAAAATAAAATTTGAAGGAACTAGAGTAACTGAAACAGGTGACTGGGCAAATCGTTCTAAATATATCCGATTGGTTAATACGCAGGATGACCCGACATTATCACCACAAAAAATACCTCAACAATGTATGCCAGCAGGACATGCTGCATATTATACATTAGCATCAGGTTCAGCAGCTGATATAAATAAAATACCAGATGTAACATACGTAACACCATCGGCAACAACTTATGGTGGTATTGACTTGGATGGTAATACGGATAATGTTAATTTTATGAGAGCATATCCACTATTAACGGTATCGGGAGCAGCAGTTGATAATCGTACAGGTATCACAGGTTCAAATGTACCATTCAATTTAGATAATGGATATGGTTTAGATTTGACAAGTGCAGATGATACCGAAATTTCTAAAAGAAACTTCTTAATAGGATTTCAGGGTGGTTTTGACGGACAATCTCCTACAATTCCAAACCTAAAAGGTGTTAAAGAAGAAATTACTAATACACAAGGATTTGATTGTTCTACATTAACAACATCGGGATCTATAGCATATATCAAACAAATAGATGCACTTTCAAATTCAGAAGAATATGATATTCAAACTCTAATTACACCTGGTATAAACGCAACTGACCATACTGCATTAGTTCAATATGGACTTAATATGATAGCAGATCGTGGAGATTGTTTTTATATTATCGATCCAACTAAAATATCAGGAACTATTTCTGAAGCAAAAACAGCAGCTAAGAATTTCGATACTAGCTACGCAGCAATGTATTTCCCTTGGATTAAAACAACTGACCCTATAACAGGTAAACTAATTACCATTCCACCTTCAACCTTAATGCCAGCAACTTACGCAGCAAACGATAGAGTAGCAGCTGAGTGGTTCGCACCAGCAGGTTTGAATCGTGGTGGACTTGGTGGAGCAGTTGCAGTACTTGAGAAATTAAATCAGGCTGATAGAGATAACCTATACGAAGAAAAAGTAAATCCGATTATTATATTCCCTGGACAAGGTGTTGTAGCATTCGGACAGAAAACGCTTCAGGCTAAACCATCGGCATTGGATAGGATTAATGTAAGAAGACTTCTTTTAACTGTTAGAAAGTACATCGCATCAACTTCTAGATACTTAGTATTTGAGCAGAACACTTCTACGACTAGAAATCGTTTCCTAAACATTGTAACTCCATATCTTGAAACTATACAACAAAAGCAAGGACTATACGCTTTCAAAGTTATTATGGATGAAAGTAATAATACACCGGATATGATTGATAGAAACTTCTTAAAAGGAGAAATTTACCTTCAACCAACTAAAACGGCTGAATTTATTCAAATAGATTTCAATATTTTACCAACTGGAGCAACATTTGGTGGATAATTTTAAAAAAAAGATATATTTATTAATAAGATAACAATTAAATTAAAGTAAAATGCCAGAAATATTAGAGTACGACAAGATTTTTTATACGAACTTTGAACCTAAAATGCAAATGAGGTTCATTATGGAAATGGAAGGTGTACCTTCATTCCTCGTGAAAGCAGCTAACAGGCCAACTGTTAATCAGGAAGCTATTGAGCTTGACCACATTAACTTGAAAAGGAAGTTTAAAGGTAAAACAACTTGGGATGATATGACACTTACGTTCTACGATCCAATTGTACCATCAGGCGCACAAATCGTAATGGACTGGATTCGTCTTTCACATGAATCAATCACAGGTCGTGATGGTTACGCAGCCTTCTACAAAAAAGATATTGGATTCTATATGTTAGGTCCAGTTGGTGATAAGATTGAGCAGTGGACAATCAAAGGAGCCTTTATCAGCTCAGCAAACTTTGGTGAAATGGACTGGTCTTCAAGCGATATGGTAAACATAGAGGTAACTCTATCTTACGACTACGCTATACTTGAGTACTAATACTTAACACATAAAAATAATCATAAAGAGAAGTATATTCGCTATACTTCTCTTTTTGTTTTTTATAAAACCTTATATATATAATAAACACATAGTTACACAATTTAAAGTTATTTTATGGAAGAAAATGTAGAAAAAAATGTTACAAGAGGTTTAAATACAAAGCAAACCGTAGATGCTGATATTTCACACAAAACCCCACCAAATCAAAGTAATGAAGCTCTGAAGCAGGCGGCAATGAATATGTATCAGCAAAATATACAAAATGGTAATGTACAATCTGATAATAATGTACCTAGATCTTATCCGTTTCCTACGGAAGTAATCACATTACCATCAAAAGGATTATGTTATCCACAAGGCAATCCACTTTCAAAAGGAGAAATAACTGTAAAATTAATGACAGCTAAAGGAGAAGATATATTAACTTCTACTAATTTAATTAAAAAAGGTATTCAATTAGATAAATTACTTGAATCCATTATAGTTGAACCGGGCGTCAATATTAATGATTTAGTTATTGGTGATAAAAACGCTATATTAATTACAACCAGAATATTGGCATTTGGATCGGATTATGCAGTAAAAATGCAAGACCCATTTGATAATGAAGAGATTGAAGTAACTATTGATTTATCTAAAATTCAGATTAAAGAAATAGATGAATCAAAATTAAATAGAAATAATGAATATGATTTCTTTTTACCCATATCAAAAGTACCTATAAAATTTAAACTTCTTACTCATGGTGATGAATTGGCTATTAATAGAGATATAGAAGCATCACAAAAAGCAATAAAATCCAGTAACGAAATTACAACAAGATATAGAAGGATAATTACAGAAGTAGATGGTAATAGGGATATTGGAACAATTAGTAACTTTGTAACTAATCGTCTATTAGCAGGCGATTCAAGATCATTAAGAAAATATATAGCAGAAATTAGTCCTGATTTAGATCTTAAATTTGATTACACATCTCCAATTACAGGTGAAACGGAGGCACTTCGTATTCCTTTTGGAATAGGCTTTTTTTACCCTACCGATTGATTATAGCGTTTACTTACATCGTAAAATATTTCAAATGGTTTATTATTCTAATGGTGGATTTAATTGGAATGATATATACTATATGCCCGTCAAACTCCGTGAATTCTATTACAAACAACTTATTAGCGCTAAAGATGAAGAACGTGAGGAAATGCAAAAAGCAAACAAAAAATCAGGAGCTTCTTCACGTATAAGAAGAAGGTAAAATAATTAATGTTTATATTTATAGATAAACGTAATACAATTATGCTCAAAAAAACATTAATAGAAGGTAGAGTATTGGATAAGTGGCTACAAGATTTTTATTCAGCTAATGTTGATAAAAAAGAAAAATTAGTTGATTTAATCAAAAAAACATCACCAGGTTTAGGAAATGCATTAATTGATTGGGAAAAAGATTTTATCAATTTACTAGCATCTGTAAAAAAAATAAAAGAAAAAAATAACCAAGATACAACCAAAGTTGATAAACTCCTAAAATTAGCTAGAGGCTATTAATTTTTCAATATAGATGGCCAAAAGTATTAAAGAAATACAAGAGCAACTTAAAGCTTTAAGAGAAGAGCAAAAGCAGATACGCGTCAATGCGAAAGAGTATCAAAAACTAAAAAATACTACAGAAGAATTAACTGAAAGCCAAAAAATAAAGTTAAAATTATTCGAAGAAGAGCATAAAAAATATGAACAAAATTCTAAAAGTATTGGTAATCTTAATAAAAGATTAGATTATACAAAAAAGAAAATACGAGATGCCACAAAAGATGCAGGCGAATTAGATGATGCATTTTTAAGTATATCCAATGCAATAGGAAAATCAAATGGATATAGTACGTTATTGGGTATAACGTTTAATAAAACCTTAGAAACAGCCGAAAGTATATCCACAGAATTACAAAAAGGTGCAGGAGGAAGTGTAGAAAATACAAAATCAATTGAAAAAGCACTTTCAGCATATAAAACCATGCAGGTTTCTATTGCACAAATTAATAAGCAATATATTCAAGGAAAAATATCCAATGAAGATAGAATAGGTTATATAAAAAGTGAATCAGAAGCGTTTCAGGATGTAGCACATAGTATTGATATGTCGGAGGTAAACTCCAAAGAATTAAAGAATGGATTAGAAGCTATGGTTCAAGAAGGTAAATCCTTCGGAGAATCTATGAAAAAAGCTCAGTTAGAAACGCAGGCCTTAGATAATGTTTTTGGTAGTTTTAGTGGAATACCGGCCATGGGTGAACTGAATACTTTATTAAAAACAAATATAAAAGATACTTTAGCATGGAAAGCTGCAATATTCGCAGTGGGAGCGGCATTAGGAAAGGCAGCATATGATTATTTTGGAGCTCCAATAAAAGCCGGATTACAAGCTGATAAAGAAAGACAGCAAAATGAAATAGATACAATTGCCAATGTAGCTAAACTTAGAAAAGATGCAGAATCTATACCATTACAAATTGCACAAGAGAAGCGAGAACTTGAAATTAATACCGCACATGAAGTAGCTAAAGCCCAATTTGAAGCGGCATACGCCGGACAACGTGCAGCACATGAATTCTCCGTTAGTATGCAGACGGGTGCTGCACAATTTGAAAGAGCCTCAAAAACCGCATTATTTGGTAATAAATTAGGTAGTGTTGGATATGGTGCAGCACAATTACAATTAGCAGGAATCAGTGCCGACAAAATAGCTGGAGCAATGGAAGCAGCATCCGCCGCAACTGGTAAAATGCCAAGTGCAAGAGTTGGTGCGGATATGTCAATAATGGCCGAAAGAACCGGCCAATCGGTAGATGATATTGCATCTATAAATGAGTATTTACAAAGAACAGAAAAAGTTACATCCGGAGTAGCAATGAATCTACAAGAAGGCATGAGAGCAATGGCCGATAAAGCCGGAGTATCTCTTGGTAAATTGATGAAAGATATTGCAGAATCTTCTAAAGATGCACTTTCATATAATATAAAAAGTGGAAAAGCATTAGCAAAGCAAGTTGCATATGCAAGTTCTATTGGTGTTAATTTTAGTGATGTAGCTAAGGCCGGTAAAAATATGGTACTTAACTATAAGGATAGTATCAAGGCAGAAATGCAATTAAGTTCTCTATTAGGTGAACAAGTTGACCTTTCCGAAGTAAGAGCTAAATTTGCCGAAGGTGACACCGAAGGAGCAATGAAAGCCCTTAAAGCACAAGGATTGGATCCTGCCACAATGGATATGTTCCAACAGCAGGCTTTATCCGATGCATTAGGTGGACTTGATTTATCTTCTATATCAAAAGTGGCACAAAACACAGGTGCACAAGTTGGTGCATTAGAGGGTGCAAGTGCACAAAAAGGTAATCAAGGATTTTTAGGAAAAACGGAAAAAGCCGAAAAAGAATTAGGTGCAAAAACTGCACAAATATCCGCTGAATCAGCAGTTTTTGATGCAAAATTATCAGGAGAAATTGCCAAAAAATTCTTAGATACCGACGCAGAGCTGAAATTTAGACAAGATACCAATTTAGCAGCACAGTCGGCAGAAGAATTAGCTGGGAAAATGAAAGACCTTTGGTTAAAATCGGATGAATATAAAAAATCATTAGAAGATAGTATGAAGCTTGATTTTGTATCAGGCCTCAAAGAAACGCTTATGGGTGGACTAGCAGCTGCACTTGGTGGATTAGGTACGAGTTTACTTAGTAAAGGTGCTGGTATGTTATTTGGTGGAAAGAAAGGTAAAGGTGGTAAAGCACCAGCTGGTGGCGGAGGTGGTGGAATTGCTGGTATGGTAACAGGTGGTGCAGAAGCCGTAGCAGAAGGGGCAGCAGGTGACGGTATGCTTAAAGGAGCTACGAGTGGTATAAAAGGAAAAGCAGGTGCCGGTATGCTTAAAGGAGCTACGAGTGGTATAAAAGGAGTATCAAGTGTATTACAAACACTTACTAAAGAAATTGGAGGAGTACTTAAAACACTTATAAAAACTTTACAAACTGTAGGCAATCAGTTAATAACAGCTGTTAGTGATATGTTAAAAAAAGTATTAACATCTGTAAAATCATTAGGTGGACAATTAGCTGATACATTAGGAAGCGTAGTTGGTAAAATTGTAGATAATGTTGGTAGTATATTAACCAAAGCAACTGATATTGTTATAAACATTGGAAATAAATTAGCAACCGGAGTTGGTAGTATATTAACTAAAATCGGAACCGGATTAGGTAAAGGAATTGGTGAATTAATTGAAGGTGTAATGAAAGGATTAGCTGGTGGATTAAAAGCATTTGCAGACCCTTTGATATTAGTAGGAGCCGGTATATTAGCAGGTTCTATCACTGTGATAGGAGCAGGAATAGCAGGAGCTGCTTGGATATTGGGTAAAGCATTGCCAACATTAGCAGAAGGATTTATGGCATTCAATGGTATCAATGGTGATAATTTAAAAGGAGTTGGCCTAGGAGTTGCTGCATTAGGAGTTGGTATGGCAGCAATGGGAGCAGGAGCTGTATTATCTGGTATAGGTAATTTAGTTGGTAGTTTATTTGGAGGTGGTATAGAAGATACGATTAAAAAAGTAGAAAAATTTGCAGAAGCAAATATTAACGCTGATAAAGTAAAAAATAATGCAGATGCAATCGTAGCATATTCAAAAGCAATGGCAGCATCTGGATTAGGAAATGCTGCAAGTGGACTTGGTAATATGGTTGGTGGTATTGCAAATGGTATAGCAAGTTTCTTTGGTGCAAAAACAAAACCACCATTGAAAGAAATGGAAGAGTTTGGTAAACTTGATATTGGTAATCCCGAAAAAATTAAACAAAATGCTGAAGTATTTACCGCATTTGGTAATGCAATGGCTTCATATAAAGGTAGTTCTGGAACATTGGGTGGAGTTTTGGGAGATGCATTAGCTGGGTTTTTTAAGGTAAAACCACCGATACAGGAAATGAAAGATTTTGCAAAAGAAGATTTCGGAAAAGATAAAGAAAGAATTAAAGCCAATGCAGAAGCATTTACCGCATTTGGAAATGCAATGGCATCATATAAAGGTAGTAGTGGTGGTTTAATGGAGGTATTGGCACAGGGAGTTGCAGACTATTTCAAAATCCCATCACCAATGGATGAATTCCAGAAATTTGCGGCGATTCCTGGTATCAATGTAGAGCAAGTAAAAAATAACGCAGAAGCATTTACAGCATTTGGAAACGCAATG